CCATATTAGTACGGTTTTATTGGTGTCCAAACCATTGTTGCTCCTGGTATTATATCGTTCCACGTAATAACCCCTGGTTCTACTGTATCTAATGATAAAGCATTGCCTGTAGGTAATACATTTGCGCCACCAGTTACTGTAACACTTTCTGTAGCTAAGGTCAACGAATTTCCAGTAACAGATGTGTTAGCATCTGCAGTAACTACAAAAGCACCTAATCCTAAAGATACTGCACTTCCTGTAAGTGTATGATTAGCATCAGCAGTAATAGTTAAACTTCCTGTGCCTAATGCAAGTCTATTTGGATCAGCTTCTTCTGTAACAGCATCTGCAATAATACCTACACTACCAATTGTAATAGTAAGTGCATTTCCTGTTACTTGAACATTTACTGCACCAATGTTTGTTGATGTAGCGAACGGTAATGTTGATATTGCGTCAAATCCTAAACTCATAAATAATCCTTAAAAGGAGACAGGGGGTATGTGGTGGTGCCCTGCCTCCATCTAAGAATTATATCATCGTTTAAACCAAGAAGGAAGACCTAAATGTAGACGTTTGTCAAAGATATTATCTTTTGCTCCAGGGGTTTTACGATTGTTATAATGAAAAAATGCTTGAATACATTCTTTACCTTTAAATTTATTTCGCCAATGTTCTAGTTCACATCCTGAATATACTAGCATATCTCCTGGTTTAAGATCTACTTTGATACCTTTAGCTTTGCTTTCAGCAGTAATATTTTTTCCATCAGGAGTTCCTACATTTTCATCAGGACTTAAATATATAGGCCAGTCATCACCACCTAAATTCATAGTTGTAGATATTTCACAACTAAATCTATCTTTGTGTCTTTTTAAAATATCACCGTGTTTATATATTCTAGCATAAGTATAAGCTGGATTTAATTTTAATCCAGTTGCTTTTTCCATAATTGGATGACATTTTAACATCAAAGTTTCCATAGCTATATTAGAATAATGACTATAAGTATTTGGTATTTGCCCATCACTAGGTTCATAATATCCAATTAAATTTTCAAATGGAGAAATATATCTTACTTCTCTACAAGTATCATAAACTTGTTTTTGCATACAAAAATAATTTGCAACAAAAGTTGCTAAGTCTTTTGATATTGCTTGACGGATAACTGTATATTTTTTCTTTTTAAAATTCATATTAATTAATTTTAGTTACTGTAAAAGCTACAGTTAATCTGGGTTGATTTGTTTTATTTTTAGGAACAAAATGTATTAAATTATCTGGAAAAAATAAAATATCTCCTTCTTTAATTTCTGGTGATTCTAAGTTTTCAAAAGATGTTTTTGAATGTTTTTTTGAATCAAATATTAAATAGTGAACTGCCGTTAATCCACCATTTCCTTCGTGATGATGAGGTTCTTGATATTGTTCTTTTTTATAATAATTGTACCATATATCACTTAAATGATATTTATTTATATTGTATTTTTTAGAAACTTTAATAACTAACTTTTCATATTTTTTTCTTAAAAAAGCATAGTTAATTAAATGAACATTTTTATCATCATCGTGAACAACGTGACAATTGCAATTCCATCTATTTTTGTTTGGATATAAATTATAATTTTTTTCTATGTTTATAATATTATTTTCTACAAATTTTTTAGTCCATTTTAAATTAGTTTTATAAAATATATTATTAAACATCTTTAGCCATTTCTTTTTGTACTGCTTGTATATTCCAATGTATAAATCTAAAAGGTTCTTTACCAAAATCTACTGCAAATTCGTGTTCCAAAAACCCTGGAAAGATAATTAATGTACCAGGTTTTGGTTTAAAATGTATAAGCTCTGTGCCACCCCATACACCTTTGATGTCTGGTTTCATTTTTAACTTTGTAGCACGTGCTCCGGTTCTTGGTTCGTGAAAAATAGGGTATGATGTTTTATCACTACACTTTAAAAAATAAAAACCTGATATGTGTTGATTCCAATGTATGTGTGCAGAATGATGGCCACCACCTTTTTTAGCAAACTCTTGAACCCACAACTCACTAAACATAGTTGTGTATTGTGACATATCATAACCTTGATGATCTAAATACTCCCAAGATTTTTGACCAATGTAGTTTCTAAAATCTAAAAAGTCATTGTCTATTGTAAGTGGTGTTGAATGATGACTTGTTCCAAAATCACCGTGTTTCTTAATGTAGTCTTTATTTCTATTTCTTGCTTCTTTAATATACTTGTTACTTGCCTTATTCAAAGACTTAACAAATTCTGGTTTTTGTTCTGACCAAATAGTTGTATTAAAATAGTTACTTATAAACATTATTTAAAAGGCCTTCCTAAATGCCAAACAACAAGACTATACCTCGTGCCTGATGTTACGGGTTTAACTCTATGCCAAACAAAAGAAGGAAATACAATAATAGAACCTTTTGGTAATATTTCTTTTGCTCTTCTTAAATGTTTAGCTTCGTCTCTCATATGTGGATCATAGTTTCTAAAATCAAATTCTAATTCACCACCTGTATATTCTGAACCATCTGTTAATTGACAAGTCATAGATAGTTTTCTAATTTTACCGTGATCTTCAGTATTTGGTTTATCATAAGGTTTATCCCAACTATCGCAGTGCCAATCATAATATTGATTATGTTTGTATTTTGTAAACTGACAAAACTCACTTCTTTCCCAATCAAAGTTCCAGCCAGCTTTTTTATTTGCTTCGTGAACATATGGATGTAATTCTCTATATATCCAAGTATCATTAAGCCATACTAAATCTGATTTTCTTTTTTTCTGTATATTCTTAATATCTTCTTTTGATAATTTTTCTTTGTCATACCCACCTGTTCTAGCCATTGTTTCTTTTTTTGCATTAGCATAAGCTATTACATCATCACAAAATTTTGGTGTTAATGCTGACTTAAAATACCAATAATGATTAGATATATTCATATTAATTCAAACCATCCTGTAGCAATATATTTTTCTTGAGTAGGAGATATTATGCCTTTATGTGGGTGTGTAAATTCAGCTGGCCATAAAGCAAGATCACCTTTAGTAGCAGATAATGTTACATTTTGAAAAGGAAATTCTGTGCCACCTTTATCAGTAACTGTATTTAAATATAACATATAAGCTAAAATTCTTTTAGGCATTACTGATCCTCTTTCATAATGCAGAGATGGATATCCTCCTCCAGGTTTATAATGTTGAATATGGTTAACTATGTAAGTTCGCATATTTTCTGTTATGTTATATTTTTTACAATATTTAGACACACAATTAGTTAATGTGTTAAAAAAAATCTTGATATTTTTATTTTGTGATTGATTAAAAAAATAAACATCTACAGAATCTTTGACTTCTTTATTAATACCACCACTTGTTTCACCTGTTACTTTATGTTCTTTATTTTTTTTATGATAACTTATAAGGTAATCACAAAGTTTTTTTGGTGTTTTATATATTTCAATAAAATTATATGTATTCATACGTTATAGTTTGAACAAAATTTAAACTATCTTTCTGGTTATTGGTTAAGTAATACATATTAGTAGATGGAAACATAATAAACATATTATTTTTAAGTTCTATATCCCAACTTCTTCCTTTACGTCTGTTATCTTCATAATATATTCGAACAAAACAATCTTTGACTTTTACACCATATAATAATGTAAAGTCTGGAGAGTTACGTAGATCCACTGGATCAATATTTAATAATGGAATTGTAGTTTCGCTGGGTTTATAAATGTTACCCCACGTTTTTTTGTTAACTAAAGTAAATTCATAGTTTAAATTTATATGATCTCTTATATAAGTATTTAACATATCCCAAGTTCGTGAGAAAGGAAATTGTTTGTTTTGAATTTGTGATTGTAAAATGTCGCCTGATAATTTATCTCGGTCAATGTCCCAATCTTTAGGCATTGCCACGTCACCGTAATATAATGCTTGTTCGCTTAATACTTTCTTTTGCATACCACCACCATTTTTAATTTATGCTTTGCTGTCTGTCAAGTCCCAAGATTGATTAGCTTCATTCCATTCATATATCCATCTATGAGTATCTGCTTCATTTTGTGAAGTTTGTTCAGCTGTAAATGCAGGAGCATCACCGATTGGTGATTTCCAAGAAGCTGATTCATTGTGTTTTACCCAAGATGCATAAGGTTTTTTAGGCCAGAAGATTTGATCATCCTCGTCCCAAGTATAACCTATACCTGCGTAGTTACCTCTTAAAGGTGTTCCGCCACCTGAATGTTGATTGCCTTGTGTATTGTATGAAGTTTGAATCCACATTTGTGCAGGCCAATTATTATGTGTTTCTAAATATTGTTGACCTACTGATTCATCTTCAACGCCATCAGCATTAAGCATATCTTTATTATCTAAAGTTAATACTTGAATAACTTTTCCGTTTGATCCTAGTTTTGCAAAATGTGCCATAATGTTTCTCCTTATATATTAATTTTAAATGTTAGTAAATACATATTAATTTTGAAATTTGTATCTAATAATAACAATTCCAGAACCACCTGCAGCAGAAGAGTTATTATTTCCTCCACCACCACCGCCACCACCAGTATTAGTTGTTGCAGCAGCAGCATTTAAATTTGTGCTGTTATTACTTGTTCCACCTAAACCTCCACCACCTAAACCACCATTAGCTCTATTTGGACTTAAAGGTGCAAGGTTGTCTCCACCTCCGCCACCACCACCGCCAGCGAAATAATAAAAAGAACCACAGTTTTGACCAGAAGTTCCAAAAGCATTTGGTACACCTGCACCATTACCTCCATCACCTCTACTACCAGGACCACCTACTGTTCCAGCAGCAATTGCACCACCTCCACCACCTGCTGTAACTTCACCACCTGTATTTGCTCCACCATCCTTTCCTTGAGGCGGACTAACTGGTGGAGTATTTCCTGTTCCACCTGCATTTGGTTGATTACCTGGATTACATTGACCACCTCCTCCTGAACCTCCAGGAAGTCCTTCTCTATTAGATGGGCTAGGTCCACCACCTCCACCACCACCTGCGGATGTTATATTTGAAAAAGTTGAAACACTTCCAGGTCCTCCTCGAGCACTAGGTCCTCCTGCTGTTCCAGCAGCACCAACTGTAATTGGAAAACTAGCTACTGTTGCTGTAATTGCTGCAGGAGCAGCTAAAGGTTTTGCTGGATATGTTGCAGGAGCTAAAGAAGGTGATGCAAATCTAAAACCACCTGCTCCCCCACCTGCTCCTCTATCTGTTCCACCACCGGCTCCGCCTGCTACTACTATATATTCTACTTCATTATTTCCAGCTGCATTTCCAGCAGCAGTAATTTCAAAAGTTCCTGGACCTGTAAATGTATGAA